GGCGGAAACGCTTGTACCGGCAAACTTATTGACCGCCGCCACAGCCGCATAGAACAGGGCTACAAGGGCGATAATCAGAATGATGATCCATGTAAGGGGGCAAGCCATCAAAGCCGCATTCAGGCCGTATTGGGCCGCTGTTTGGGCAAAGGTGGCGGTGGTCTGCGCTCCTGTTGCAACGGTGGTCATAGCCAGTCTTGCGGCCTTCACGGTTTCCAGCGCATTTGTAATGGCCGTAATTGTTCTATAAGCCATCATTGCACCGTTCAAAACAAGAAAAGCCGTTGCGACACCACCCACGATAGGGGCCAGCCAAGACCAATTATCTACAATCAAGGAAGCGCCGCTGATCAGCAAGTCAAGCACCACGGTTGCCACAGAAGCAACCCCGGCCAATCCATTGATGATCCCATCTGTAACTTGGGTGAACTTCTCACTGTTGGCAATTTGATTTAGCTTGGTCAGAATTGGGGCAAAAATGGATAGCGCCTTATTCTGCATACCAACCCAAATCTGCGCCCAAGTCTTGGGCATATTTGAAAACTTGGTTTCAATATCATCCGCCGCCGCAAACATGGCATTTTTCACCACATCGGCGGTGATTTGGCCTTCTGCGGCCATTGCCCGGATTTCCCCAATGGAAACACCCAAATAATCTGCAATGCTTTGAATAATTCCGGGGGCCTGTTCAAAAATGCTGTTCAGTTCTTCACCACGAAGCACACCGGAAGCCATTGCTTGGGTAAGCTGAACCATTGCGGCCTGTTGCTCTTGGACGCTTGCGCCGCCAATTACAAACTGCTTGTTGATCAGTTCTTGGAAGGCAATCACTTCATCCATGCTTCCAAAGGCATCACGGGCATTCAAGCCCAATTTTGCAATGGAAGAAGCGGCGTCCATGTAGGAAGTCCGGGATCGTTGTGCCGAAGCCATTACCTTTTTTTCAAGGTCAGTCAGCGAACCGCCATCATCGAATTGGATCATGGCATTGTTCAACCGGGCGTTGGTGTTGGAAAACTGATCCGAAATGTTCAACAGTTTCTTTACTGCCGCAATTCCGCCCACCGTGGCCGCAATGCCCTTCAGTTTGCTCCAAAGGCCATCAGCGGCGGTGGTGCCATCCCTGATCCGCCGATTGAAGCGGTCTTGCTGGTTGCCAGCGTCCCGGATATTCTGTTCAATGGAATCAAAGGCGGCCCCGGCTCTTGCCAGTTCTTCACGGGCTTCTTGAATGGATGAAACATCAACAGAATTCCCGGAAGCCCGTTGCATGGCTTCAAAGCTGTTCAGCACAATGTTCATGGCCTTGTGCATGGCCTGAAGGGGTGCTGTCACGCCATCATATAGGGCAATAGCGGTTCTGATAGTTGCCAATGGGGTTCACCTTCTTTCCATAGGAAAACCGGGGCCAGCAGTTATTTCCTGCGGCCCCGGCGCTGTTTCCGTTCAATCTCTTTCTGTTTCTTCTTCTCCCGTTCAACCCGAATATCAATAGCGGCAATGATAAAGGCCCGTTCTTGGCGGTCAAGGTTGAAAAATTGGGAAGGTGTCAAATGCAGTTCGTGAAGGCAATAGTAAGCAATATTCGCTTCACTATCACCTTCTTCAATTAGTTTTTTGCCTCGTCCACCTCGTCCTGAAGGCTGGTTTCAAAGCCGCAAACCTCCTGAACCTTTTGCAGATAGTCCGCATATTCGCCGGGGGTCAGCATGGTTTTCAGAAGGGCTTCAGCGCCCATAACCTTGTAGCTGTCCTGAAGTTCCTTGTTGTTCAGGTCAGGGAACACCGTACAGGCCACAGCCAGCTTCCCAAGGTACATATCATAGTCGGTTTCTTTCTGATACTGGTTCTTCTTGCCGGGGATGGGAACCCGCTTGGCACAGGCTTTCCGAAGGGCTTCATCCTCGGTGCCGGTGATAGCCTGAATTTCCCATTCCATAGGCTTCTTGGTGGTTTCATCCACAAACCGCTTGGAAACGGCAAACTTCACATTCTCAACCTTCAAGGCGTTTTTCGCCAGAAATGCGGTAAGGCTCATTGCAAAAATCCTCCTATTTTGAAAAGATAAAAAGAAAAACCCGCCCCATATTCACAAAATGGGGCGGGTTTTGACAGTGTTACTCCATTCCCGCCAGCATAGTGAAGGTTTCGGGCATCTCGAAATCCTCAAAAGTGAAGTCCATATCTTCATCCAAATATTCTGCGTCAGCGTCAAACTTGGCAAGAATACCGCCGTCAATGTTGCAATCCTTCAGGATCACAGTCTGACGGCCCACGGAAGAAGTGGGATCTTCATTAGTCACCTGAATGTCAAAATAGACATCCTCGCCGGTGTCCTTGTACTGCTTCATCATTTGGCGGAAAATGCTGGTGTTGTAGTGGAAGGTTGCGGAACCCGTACCACTCCAACCGGTGGACTTATTGCCTTTAGCGGTCTTGCCCAAAATGGGAATTTCCGTCTTGTTCTTCTTAAAATTGGCTTCAAGGTTGATAGCCTGCATGAAGTTATAACGGCGATCCCCAATGGTTACATAGCATTCCGCAAGGGAACCGGAAACACCGTCCCGGCCACGCATAGTCGTTGCCATATCCTCTTACACCCCTTTCTTACTGAACATAGACGGTCATATAAAGCTGGGCCATAGCATTAACCGGGGTAACATAGTCCGTCACCACAACGGCCTTCTTGGTGTCGCCTTGGGCAACCGTCACATTGTCCGGGTTGAAATCCTCAATGGCTCTGATATTCTGAAGTTCTTGGTGGTGCTTCACAATATCGTTCCACAGGCTAATCCGACCGGAAGCATCGTTGGGAACCTTGCCAATGTACTTGGTTCCAAACAGAACCGCAATATCATTGGCAATCTGATCCAGAACCCGGATGGTCTGATTGCTGGAAAAGTCGGAAGATTTTTCATCCGTGATGGAAGTGAAGGTGTTAATATCCTCCAAAACCACCACATTATCATCCACCAGATGGAACATGAAGGAACCTTCCGTGATACCGGCTTCCAGTTCGCTTTGGGTGTAATCGGTATCAACGGAATATTCACCGTCATAATCCATGTTGGTTGCAGACTTGTTCACAGCGGTTCCGGCCACCACGCCGGTTGCCCAAGGGATCAGGGCGGGGTTTTCGGTATCACCCACAAGGCCGTTTTTCACGCTCACAACGCCTTCATAATCGGCCAGATTGCGGAAGCAAACCACTTGAAACTTCTTGCCCACATCGTCCCGCATACGCTTACAGAAGGAAGCAAACAGGGCGGTAATGGTGGGTTTGGTGGACAGGCAACCCATAGCGTTGAAGGTATAGGCTTCCATCTTGTCCAGATAGGTTTGATAGGTGGCATCCTCAACCGTGCCATTGGCACCACTGGTCAAGGGGGTGCTTGCCGTAAGGCCAAGGCTTGCCCCGGTATTGAAGTCCACATAATCGTTGTTCTTCAGGTCAGACATTTGAGAAATGGCCTTTTGCTGATCCACCTGAAGGGTTCCAAGGAAAGTGGAAACATCATACAACAGGGCTTCCGGCTGACTGTTTTCATTGGCTTCAATGACAATCCGAAGATCATTGCCACGGGTGCCGGGATATTTGGCCGTTGCATAGGTGCAAGTGGCCTTGGTGCCAGACGCATTCAGGCGGAAGAAGTGAACCTTCTTGGCATGAAGGAAAATTTCACGCATAGGCTTCAGTTCATCCGCCGTGTACGCATAGCCGAAAATCTTTTGGGAATTCTTCTGGAAATCCCCAAGTTCAACGGTGATAACCTCACCTTCAGGCCCCCAATTCATTTCAAGGGGGATGGTCGCAATACCACGATCAGAGAGGGTGGCGCTTGCATTCGCAACCGAAATGAAGTTGATATATGCACCGGGCAGAATCTTGTTCTGCGTCAAAAAAGTGCCGCCGCCAAGGGCCATATCAATTCACCTTGCCTTTCTTGAAAAAGTTTTGAAGCAAGCTGTCCACCTGCTCCATCGTGTATTCCTTTCCATCTTCCAGCAAAACGGACAGAAGATCACGCCGCTTGGCGTATCGCTGGAAGGTCAGGATATTTCTTTTGGTGAAAACCGGGACATTGGAAACAGGCGGGGCCGCTTCCGCTGTCTTGGGCTTTCTGGTTTTGGTCGTAGGCATTTTTAATCCCCTCCAATGGTTCCAACCTCGGTTTCCAAGG